GGCCGCGTGCTTGGCCTTAAGCCGTACCTGTGGGAAAACGTCAACATCCTGCGCGATTACAGCGGCACAATAAGCTATCGCGTGGTCGATCCCTACACCCGCGAGCAAAAAATACTGCTGCCGGATGAAGTCCTGCACATTCCAGGCTTCGGCTTTAACGGCTGGCATGGCATGTCGGTCATCCAGTACGCCGCCTTTAACGGCGTCGGCATTGCCCTGGCTGCCAACCAGTACAGCTCCGAGTTCTTCGCCAACGGCGTCAACCCGGACATCGTGCTGGCTACCGACCAAAACCTCAACGACAAGCAGCTGAAAGACCTTAAAGACCAGATTGAAAACAAGCATACCGGCCTGGGCAACCGCCACAAGCCGCTGATCTTGCAGGGCGGGCTTAAGGCGCAACAGATCAGCCTGTCGTCCGAGGATGCGCAGCTGCTGGAAACCCGCGAGTTCCAGGTTATAGACATATGCTGCGCATTTGGAGTCCCGCCCCAATTAATTGGCGCGAAAGAGGCCGTCAGTGGATGGAGCGGAAGCAGTCTTGAGCAGATCAATATTTATTTTGCTAAATACACACTCAAGGGCCATATTGCCCGAATTGAGCAGGAATTGAACCGGAAACTGTTCCCTGGAAATAGCAGCGTTTTTGTTAAAATTAACACCGATGCTTTTCTTGAGGGAGATTCAAAAGCGCAAGCCGAATATTTCAGCAAGGCGCTCGGGGGCAGCGGATCGCAAGGGTTTATGGCGATTAATGAAGTGCGTAAATTGAAAAACCTTCCTGTTTTGGAAGGTGAGCATTATGATCAAGTGATGATTTCTTCAACCGTTGGACAGAATAGCCAGCCAGACCATAACGCCGCATGAGTAAACAGGCTCTTTTGTATCGATTAACTTTCCCTAATGGGAAAATTTATATTGGGTTATCTACAAAATCACTTAAAGAAAGAGTCAGGCAGCATTTGTCCGCAGCTTATCATGGCAAATCAAAAACTGTTTTAGTTAAAGCAATCCGCAAATATGAGGGTAATTTTTCAAGCGAAGTTTTATGCGTTGGTTCTTTAAGTTTTATTCAGCAATTAGAAATAAGTGCTATAGAAAGATTTAAATCGTTATATCCAAATGGTTATAACTTGGCATTTGGCGGAGAAATTAGTGCGATGCTTAATCCGCATGTTGCCGATAAGGTTTCAGCCTCATTAACAGGCCGTAAACTAAAACCTGAATCCATTGCCAAGCGTGAAGCAACAAAAAAACGGAATGGCACGCATATTCCTACTCAAGAAACACGTCAAAAATTATCAGCATGGCAAATTGGCAGAAAAATGTCTCCGGAGGCAGTTGCTAAAGCTGTTTTAAGTAAAAAAATGAATGGTGGTAATCAATATTCAGATGAGGCAAGGAAAAAAATTTCTGATGCAAATAAAGGGAAAGTGGTTTCTGAAATAACTAGAAAGAAAATTTCTGAAGCACAGAAAGGGAAAATAATACCCACTGAATCCATAGAAAAAATGCGTAAAGCATTAACTGGAAGAAAGTTATCAGATGCACATGTACAAAAAACACTCGCCACTAAATTAGCAAATAACAACGGCAGTTATGTTTCAGATGAAACAAGAAAAAAATTATCAATGGCTAGTATGGGAAGAAAATTTTCATTAGAAACCATACAAAAAAGAAAAGACACCTTAAAAGCAACCCGTGAAGCTAAAAAACAAGCAGCTTTAATTTTAAAAACTCTAATGGATAATCAAAAAAATGCACTCGAAGCTAGTTGAGTTTTTTATAAAAAATAAAGGCCTTGGGGCTTTTAAGATTGATGCTAAAACAAGCTCTGATGAAGCCTCAATATATTTGTACGATTTCATCACATCTGATGATTTTTGGGGTGGTATCACAGCAAAAACATTTGTTAAAGAACTTAATAGTCTTTCACATCCGGTTATCCACTTAAGAGTTGATAGCGGTGGCGGCGATGTATTTTCAGCGCGCGCCATTGCCCAGGCAATTAAGGAGCATCCTAGTAAAATCATAGCGCATGTAGATGGCATGGCCGCCAGCGCTGCAACAAGTATTGTTTTGGCCGCTGATGAATCTGTTATCTCCGAAGGTGGTGGATTTATGATTCACAACAGTTGGGCTTTAGTCGCTGGAAATGCAAACGAATTAACAGAGTATGCAGCATTGTTAGCGCGTGTTGATAATACTATTGCCTCTGAATATGTTGCAAAAACTGGTAAAACCGCCGAAGAAATTAAAAACTTGATGGATAAGGAAACTTACTTTTTCGGCGCTGAAGCAGTCCAATCGGGTTTTATTGATGCCATCGCCGAAGCGGCGCCGAAAAACCAGATCAACTGGGATTTGTCCGCTTACCAGCACGCCCCGGCGCAAAATAAGCAAAAATCGCCCGAAAACAGCCCAAAACCTGACGAAATTGAGCCAAAACCGGCTGAAATCGACGAAAAACCTCCCGAAACTGCCCCAATTGCCGCCCAAAACCGGCCCAAACGCCGCCCCATGCTGGCCGCATAAGCCCACTTAACACCCCAATGTCAGCCGCATTTGCGGCTTTTTTTTTGCCAAAAATGAGGATTTGAAATGACAATGACAGCCAAAATCCAGGCCAAGCGCGATGAATACAACGCCAAAGTGTCTGAAATCAACCACCTGCTCGACCAAAACGTCAACAACATTTGGTCTGATGAGCTAAAAGCCCAGCACGACACCAAGGCCGACGAACTGGAACGCCTGGGCAACCAGATCGAAGCCATGGTCAAGGCGGAAAAGCGCCGGGTTGAGGAAGAATTCACCGACGTGGACGAGTTCCGCATCAAAGACACAGGCGGCAAGGGCGGCCAGGTCAGCGACAGCAAAAAAGCCATAGATATCTTCATGCGCAAGGGCGACCGGCATCTGACGGCGGAAGAATCGCTGCTCATCCGCAACACCATGAGCACCACCACCAACACCGAAGGCGGCTACACCGTCCAGTCCGAAGTCGCCTCGCAACTGATCGACTACATCAAGGAATTCCGCTACATGCGCGAGGAAGCCGCGCAAATGACCACGGCAATGGGCAACCCGATGAGCTACCCGACCTCAGACGGCACCACCGAAGTGGGCGAGGTCGTGGCGCAAAACACCCTGGCCGCCAGCCAGGACATCACATTCGGCACCGTGCCGTTGAACGTGTTCAAATACAGCTCCAAAATCATCGTGGTGCCGATCGAATTGCTGCAAGACAGCGAAATCGACATCCCGGCGCTGGTATTCAAACGCGCCGGCCAGCGTATCGGCCGCATCACCAACCAGCACTTCACCACCGGCACCGGCACCGGCCAGGCGCAAGGCTTCGTGCCTGTGTCCAGCGTGGGCAAAATAGGCACCACCGGGCAAACGTCTACCATCATCTATGACGACCTGGTTGACCTGATCGACTCGCTTGATTATGGCTACCAAACCGCAGGCCGCAACCTGTGCTTCATGGGCAGCCAGGCCATGCGCAAAGTGCTGCGTAAAATCAAGGATACCGCAGGCCGCCCGATCTGGACGCCCAGCTACGAAGGCGGCCTGACCAATGCCTTCAAAGATACCCTGCTCGGATACGATTTCTGCATCAACAACGACATCGCCGTGCCAGCCGCCAACGCCAAATCCCTGGCTTTCGGCGATTTCAGACAGTACCTGATACGCGACGCGATGGAAGTGTCGTTCTTCCGCTTCGACGATTCCGCCTACATGACTAAAGGCCAGATCGGCTACCTGGCCTGGTCGCGCACTGGCGGCAACTTGCTCGATGTCAATGCGATCAAGTTGTATCAGCATTCAGCCACCTAATTTTTAAGGGGCCCATCACATGGCAGCAAAAGACAAAACCGCCGACCAGGAACTCCGGTTCCTGTCGGGTTATACCCTCTACGGCGTCAGCATTCCCGCCGGGCGCGTGGCTAAAGTGCCGGGCGCAGCGGTCAAGGGGCTGGTGCTGGACGGCATTGCCGACGACACCCCGGAAGCCGTGGCCTACGCCCTGACCGAAAACGCCGAGGTGATCGACGCTACCCCGGCTCCGGAACCGGCTGGCTCAGCCGAACCAGCCGCAGCACCGGACGCCGCAGCACCAGCTGCAGCTCCATCAACAGACACGCCCACCGAATCAGCGCCAGACGCTCCTCCGGCCTGATTCAAACTCGCCAAACCAGGGGCTGCAAAAGCCCCTTTTTTTTGGATACAAAATTATGACCGAAATCATTAACGCGCAAGACCGCCAGGGCGCAGGCCCGGTAGTGGGCGAGCTGGATAGCCTGGTAATCCAGGGCTACTACACCGTCCAGTTCCACGACGCCGACGGCAACCTGGTCTGGCAGGACACCATCAAAAACCTGGTGCCGACCGCTGGCAAAAACTTCATCCTCGACACCGTCTATGCGGGCAGCGCCTACACCGCCGCCATCTTCATGGGCCTGGTCGATGGCGGTTCCGCGCCCTCCTATGCAGCGGGCGACACCATGGCCAGCCATGCGGGCTGGACGGAAAACGTCAGTTACTCCAACGCCACCCGGCCAGCGCCCGCGTTCAGCTCGGCGTCCGGCGGCGCCAAGGCCACCTCCAGCGCCGTGGTGTTCAACACCAACGCCACTGGCACCGTGGCAGGCTGCTTTATCGCCACCAACAGCACCAAGAGCGGCACCACCGGCACGCTGATCAGCGAGGGCAACTTCTCGGGCGGCAACCAGGCGATCAGCTCGGGTGGAACTTTGTCAGTAACACATACTATGACTTTGACTTGATAATCAATAAGCTACAGGATTAATCTAATGCCAAACTTTAAAAAAGGCGACATCGTGCGCCAGATCGTGCCGGTCATCACTGGCGAAGTGGTGGGTTTCGACATCGACCAGGAAAGCGGCGACAAGCTGATCCTGGTTGCCTGGATGGCGGAGGATGAAGTACAAAGCCGTTACTTCAAGGAATCCGACCTGGAACTGAAACTGACCGACGAACAGGCGCCAGCAGGCGACGCCCCGCTCGATCCGCCGGTGGAACCGGCGCTGGAAGCGCCTGCGTCCATCACCCAATTTGCCGCTGCTGAACTGGCAGACGCGCAAGCAGCCGAAACGACTGCGCCCGCTGAACAAACAACGGACCCCAGCGTGGCCGACCCCATCCCGGCAGCGCCTGAAGAAAGCGCTCAAGCTTCAGCGGCCGAATGAAACCGACCCACAGCCAAAAGCTGGAACACTGGCTCGGGCTGGAACAGTGCGAGCGGCTGTCCGCGCAGTTTAAAAACTTCTACTGGCCGGTGCCGGTGCATGGCGTGCCGGGCAATGTGTTCGTATTGCCGGGCGGCGACTTTGGCGGGGAAATTATTGCCGGCTCGTTCAGCAACAAGCACGACACCGGCGCCCAGGTACTGCGCAAGCTTTTGAAAAAGGCCGAAGCCAAACGTGGCAAGGCCAAAGCCACCGACACCCTGATCCG